GCCGCGCCTATGCGAAAGCAGAGGCCGGTGTCAGGTGCCGGGGGGGGTTAAATGGAGGAATGAAGCGCCTCCTAAAGGTTACCCTTAGGGTAACCAGGTCGTTACGACTAGTCCGTCGAGAAATCGGCGGGCGGGATACCTTTCCTAGCTTCATTGACTAGGAGAGTGTTGTGGCAGTCATCCAAAAGTGGACACCTTCCAACCCGAGATGTACCGGATTCACCAAGTACACCTCGACCGGAAATCATGTCGACCCTTTGGCCTACTCCACCTACGGGGGCAATTTTCCCGTAACCAGTGGACAGGACTTTCCCAACCATCCCTTTGTTACGTACTACTTTCCCGATCCGATCGGTGCCCTTCCGAGGGCCCGTAACCGAGCTTGGGAAAAGTTCGTTAACAACGCGAGAACTGGCCCCGCGTCACTCGGTGTAGCACTCGCCGAGTGGCCCCAATCCCTGTCCATGATCGCAACTCGAGCGACCCAGCTTCGGCGGGGTTACTCTCATTTGCGGCGTGGGCGTTTCCGAGATTTTCTTCGGACTTTCGGGATTGATCCGAAGAGGAGGGATCGTAACAAGATCTCTAACCTCTCGAATGCGGCCTCCAACCTGTGGCTGGAGTACTCCTTTGGCTGGAAGCCCCTTACCCAAGATATTTGGGATGGGGTCAACGCCATTGGCCAGCCGGTACCGGCTGGAACCGTTTCTGGTTCCGGGTTTCAAAAGGTGGACGCTACGTACAAATCTAGGTGGTATACCCAGACTGTGCGTGGAAAAGGCTACGTTAAATACGGAGCCGACGTCTACGTTGAGAATCCCAACCTGTACCTGTTGCAGCAACTGGGTCTTGCCAACCCACTCGAGATCGCCTGGGAGCTGGTTCCTTTCAGCTTCATGGTGGATTGGGTGTTCGACGTTGGAACATGCCTCGGCGCCATGACCGACTTGCTTGGTCTTGGCGTCAGCCGAAAGTACGCAACCGGGTTTCTCCGGGGCGAAGCTGCAACTGCGGGGAACCTCTCTTCGTGGGGGCCTCCCGGCCCCTTCACTAGAGCTCCCCGTAGCTTCGTCATGAGGAGGGTGCTTACGCATCCTCTTCCTTTGCCTAATTCGGCGTTCCGCGCGAACATTGGCTCTTCAATGAACCGTGCCGCAAATGCGGTTTCCCTTCTCGGTCAGATCCTGACCAAATAACCCAGAGGTTATCTCATGGCCAATATGGCTAGCATCACCGTCAAGAAAGCCGACGGCACCACCGACGTCGTCTACGTCGCAGCGTCGCCCTCCGCTGGGGATAAAACCCCCGCGATCTGGACCCAGAACGCCTACGCCACGCAGTCCGGCTTCCGCCCTCGCCTGGAGTTCATCACCCAGTCGAACGGCGCCGGTACTACGCGGCAGAGTCGTTTCAAGTTCAGCTACCCTGTCACTTACGTGGATACCTCGAGCTCCTTGACGAAGCTCCTGGCTACGATGACCTTCGAGGGCGTGTTCCATGCCCCCGTCGCTCTCTCGACCACGGACTGGGATGAGGCGTTCTCACAGCTGGGAAACCTACTGTGTGCGACGCTGGTTCGCGATTCCGTTGAAGCGGGGTATTCCCCCACTTAAGGAGTGCACTACATTATGCGTCCATTCTCTTGGGCGCATTAGGAGTGTATTCCGAAGCCCTTGCGGGCGGAATCGCGTTGGGCCCCCTTCCTCGCAAGAGTAGGAGGGCCAGTAGATGAACAGGTGGTTATCCGTCAATGGCCGCCTTTTGCGGTCATTATTGCTGGACCTTGACACCCCCGTTTCGTTAGCCGTTTGGCTAATGATAGAAAACCGGGAGTGGGATCAACTCAGCGTTAAGTGGGTTGATCCGGCGCATTATCCCGAGGGTTTGTTTTCAGCCCTCCGCTACCGAAAGGACGTGCAAGCTGTGGATCTTCTTCGGAAGGCTCCACTTCCTACACGTACCGATCGCCGCGAGGCTGCTTTGGCAGCATGGGAAGATGCGGAGACGCTGTGCTATCAGACCAACGAGTTCATCGATTCCTTCCTTACCGCATCAGGTCAATCCGACCCTGATAAGCGGCGCCTTGCGGATTTCCTCCGCTCGGTGAAAAGTAAGATGGGCCGATGGCTCGGTCCCCTCCCAAACTACTTGGAGGGGCGTTTTGGTCCTGGCACATGCGTTGAATATAAGGGCAGCAATCCTTGCGTGATGGACAAACTTTGGCTCACGCCAACCACCACCCCCGCCGCGGCGGATATCTTCGCGTGGTCCTTTAATCAGACCGCGTGGGGCCGCTACCGGTGGGCAAATCGATTAGCTCCTCCAGGGTTGACCCGCGGAAATCGTCTCACGACGGTTCCGAAGGACGGGAAAACTGACAGGCCCATTTCTATTGAGCCAGTGGGAAACCTCTGGCTTCAGTTGGCAGTGGGCTCGTATCTGAAGAAGCGACTCACCTCTGTTGGCTTTCCGACTTACAAGCCGGATTCACAGGAACTATTTCCTGGCTACAAGGTGACGGCCAAGGACGCTCAATCTCACCACCGCGAGTTAGTGTTTCGCTGTGGAAGAGAGGCGTTCTCGACGATCGATTTGAGCAGTGCTAGTGACACAGTAGCCACATCGCTGGTTCGGGCTTGTTTGCCCGACCAGTGGTTTCAACTACTAGACTGCTTGCGCAGTCCGACCACCTTGGTTCCTTCCAAGGACGACCCTACACGTCGAACCGTCCGCCACTTGGAAAAGTTTTCATCCATGGGCAACGGCTTTACGTTCGAGCTCGAAAGTTTGATCTTCGGTGCTCTTCTGGCTACAGCGTTCCAGCTGACGCCAGGTAGGGACCTGTTCGTCTTCGGAGATGACATTATTCTCCCGAGACGCTGGTTCGACTCTGCATGCAACCTCCTCTCGACCTTTGGGTTTGTCCCGAACCGACGCAAGTCGTTTAAGGATGGCCCGTTCTTCGAGAGCTGTGGAGGTAACTCCCACAGTGGCATAGATGTTACTCCGGTTCGGATTAAAGGACCGCTGGATAGTGTCCCGGCGCTTTATGCGTTTCACAACGCATGCTACGCTTGGGGCTTCTCCCGGCGATCCCTACGTTTGATCCGGAATCTTATACCGAAGAGGTTGCAGTTGCCCGGTCCTACAAGACTGGGCGACGTGGTACTCCATGGCCTCCCTTGGAACAGGAGGGTCCAGAAGGCGACGACTAACCGTAAGGGTGGATTGACTCCCCACCCCCAAGGCCAGATCTTAGCTATCCGGACGCTATCGGTTAAACCAGATGTCGAGATCCCTCTCGATAGATGGTCACCCGAGTTGCACATGGTGGCCTTGCTTTATGGCGCGGTCCGCGAGGGCCACGTTACGAGGCGAGGTTCTGGTGTTTCC